CAAATCTATGTAAAGGAGGTTCTATTTCTTTCAACCAAATTTTATAGAAAGGAGGCAATCGTTGAATGCCTAAAATCAACGAAAGTAAGTATTTCCACGAATCTTTTGTGGAATCCCAAAACTTAAGGTCCTGGTTTGGCAAAGTTGTCAAAGGGCAACCTGAAGTTTATGACACACCTTTCGCCAGAGGTGAGTCAACTGAACAAATGCTCAGTAAATGGAAAGCCGTCCTAAAGTCGATTGACACACGATGGCCTTCTCTGTGGGCATTTGAAAATGACCTCGCGAATAAGGTCGGACCGATGAGTGTCGAGAAACCTTTGTCTCAGAGGCTCGAAGACATCGATCATTACTATGAGGGTATTCTCCTTCCCTCGACGAACTTGGATCATTCTGCAGTAGCGGCAGTTATATCCGAGTGGTCCAGGATACGCGGCCTGGAAGTACGCAAACAAGCTCGCACAGTAGAGTTGATGAAGAAGAGCACCAACTCGGGAAGTCCCTACTTCACTAAGAAGCGTACAGTAGTAGACGAGACAACCCCCTGTTCTGTATCTCATTACAGGAATGAGGTCGACCAGACGCTTTCAGGAGGAAACTATAAAGCGGCTGCTGTTCTCGGATGGAGAGGACAGGAAGGCGGTCCGAGCGACACTGATGTTAAGCAACGTATTGTTTGGATGTTTCCATTCGCTGTTAACATTCAGGAATTGCAAGTCTATCAACCTCTGATTGAAGCCGCTCAAAGATTCAATCTTGTTCCAGCTTGGGTTAGCATGGAAGCAGTTGATAGGAGAATCACTGACATGTTCGACACAAAGTCTAGTGAAGATCTGGTCATTTGTACCGACTTTAGTAAGTTCGACCAACACTTTAACGCCCATATGCAGGAGGCTGCTCTTCAAGTTCTGACTGCAATATTATCTCCGGGTATGACGTCTCGTAAGTGGTTGAACGATGTTTTCCCAATTAAATATATGATACCTCTTGCCTATGATTGGGAGAAGGTACGCTTTGGGCTACACGGTATGGGCTCTGGTTCTGGTGGAACCAATTGCGATGAAACATTAGCTCACCGTGCTTTACAGTTTGAAGCAGCTCAAAGACATGGTGTAAAATTGAACCCTAATTCACAGTGCCTTGGCGATGATGGGGTGCTCACATACCCCGGCATCACTGTGGATGACGTTGTGAAAGCATACACATCGCATGGCTTGGAGATGAATGCGGACAAGCAGTATGCAAGCACTCAAGATTGCGTATACCTAAGACGGTGGCACCATAAAGACTATCGCGTAGACGGGGTATGCGCAGGGGTATACTCAACGTGTCGGGCTTTAGGCCGTTTGAGATATCTCGAACGCTACATGAATCCCAAATATTGGGATGCTCGATCGGTGGCATTGCGACAACTGTCCATCATCGAGAACTGTAAGTACCACCCGTTACGGGAACAGTTTGTCGAATTTTGCATGAAAAGGGATAAATATCGTTTGGGGATAGACATCCCACATTTCCTTGACGACATTGAGACTGTTGCTAGGGAAAAGATCGAAAACATGCCGGACTTCCTTGGTTTCACGAAGACTTTGCAAAGTCAAGGTGATCCGCTAGTTGGAATCAAGAATTGGTGGATAGTCAATTATTTGAAGTCAAAGTGATTTCGAG